GTTGAAAGTAGGGGAGTAACTAGAAGCTGGGGTTCAGCTGCTTCCTTAAGAGTACGAGAGATAACTTTAGGAAAGAGAATTGCAGCATCAGGTGATGCAAATGCTTCCTTAATTGTAACTCTGTTGTCTTGGTCTAGGTACCCATCCTCAGATAATGCGGCTTCCCAAGCTGGGAGTCCAGAGAGGAGCTCTTGGATTGATTTACTCATCTTAGGATATTCCTCCTGTTATTATAAGGTTAAGTTGACGCGGAATGCGCCAATGACGTTGTGTACATCCAGGTTGCTACGGATACCAAGCTTGCCTGAGAAAGCACCTGAGCGAGTAATCTCAAATACTGTCTTAAGTGCGCCTGGATCTGAAGGAAGCTGCATGTAGGAAAGCAAACCATCATCAAAGTTGGTTGCAAACTTTTCTACTTCGACTACCTTACCAACCTGGAGGTAAGAGTAGACTGCACTGCTTGCGAGGAAGTCAGTTGCAGCTGCCAATACTGGACGGCCCATATGGTCCGAACGAACAACGCTACCAACAGTAACGTCTGCATTCACTCCACTGACCATTGGGTACTCAACGTAACCATGGGTAATGAAGCCTGCACCCTGTGAGGTGCCTTTGTCAAATGGACGGTAGAGGTCATACTGAGCAACACCTACTGGGATTGATCTAGCGCCAACTGCGATTGAATCGGTTGCACCAGAGCTATAAGATGGAGTTGCGCCATCCAATGGATCCCAAGATGTTGGCATGTTGTCACCCCAGGTAACTGAAGATGCTGAACCATTGGCTGGAACAACTCTTGCGTCACCATTGCTATCGGCTACGACTGAAAGAATGGTACCCTTTGGAATCACGATTTCAAAGCGATCATCTTCGCTGTCGAGATACCAAGTTGGCAAACCAGGATGTGGAAGGAGGTATGCTGCTGGAGCAATGCCCTCCGAAACCACAAAACGGCCTGAACCAGTCTTTGTGCCTACTTTACGAAATTTTGCTAAGCTCATTTCTTATTTTCTCCTTGTTTTAAAGCTTACGACGGCCCATGAGAGCGTCAACAAATACTTGCTCAAGTCCTACTTCTTTCTTAGACTCCTGAACTTCATTGTCTTCGTCAATAGTTGCTACATTCTCTTCGTTTGCAACAGCTGCTGACTCGTTATGAACTTCTGGACCCTCAGAATGACGTGACTTGCGGATTGGCATCTTTGCAAGATCTCTGAGTGAATCAGCAAGAGAAGAAGCTGTTCTTGTCACATGTGACTCGATTAACTCATCTCTTTGTTCTGCTGTTTCTACACCAGCGCTAATCTTTGCATCAACTACTCTTTCCACAAGAATTCTGTGAAGTGCTGACTTAAGTTTTGCATTTTCTTCTTCAAGAGCTTTTACCTTGTCGAGAACGTCGTTGTCTTGCTCAGCGGGCTGTTCAGCCTTGTCGCTGAGGTCTTCGTCCGTACTCTCGGGCTCTTGAGCACCTTCAGCCTTCTCTTCGTCGGCTTCTGGTTCTTCAGACTCTGCAGCTTGTTCGGAATCAACAGCTTCTTCAGCTTGTTCATCCGCTTTCTCTGTATCGTCTTCAGACTTTTCTTCACCGGCGTCTTGTGCGCCAGCTTCTTCGCCACCTTCGGCTGGTGCCTCTGGTGTTTCTTCTTCGCCACCTTCGGCTTCTTCAGCCTTACCAGCAGCAATTGAGGACAAATCTTCGCTTAACCCTTCGGTTACAGCCAAGATATCCTCTTCTTGATTGCGATCTTTCATATTAGAATTCTCCTGTAGATCGGTGTTATTCACAGCTTCCTCGCTAGATAGTAATGAAACTGCGTTGTTATGCGTATTTTCGCTCTCCTGGAATGCGAGAGCGGTTAAAAATGCGCCCTTTAGATGAAGATACATCGGCTTAGATTCTTTTTTCTTCATATTCTTAAAAAGAGAATCGTGCTCTTCCACTGAATAAATATCTTCTTCGTTCATACTTAAAACAAATGCGGAACTTTTAGCAACCCATCCCTCGCTATTAGGTCTTCCATCTTTGTCAGATAGAGCAGAGGTAGATCTAACGCTTGATTTTCCATCTGCTGGTTGGTTAACAAAAGAATATTCTTTAAAAGAAATATCCTGCATGTCGATAAATGCCAGTTTACCTTTGTAAACTTGTCCTCTACGATACTTGGGAACCTTTGGCCTTGAGCCTTCGCTTTCAGAAGCAAGGTCTTCCCCGGAGATTGAGCAAACTGCTTTTCCAGCTCTGCCCCCAACTGAACCAGTTAGATATCTCTTATCTAGAACTTTTTGTGCTGCTACTGGATCTGTGATTGCAATTTGCAATCTAACAAATGGACTGCCGTCTTCTTCTTTGTCCATTTTTGCAGCAATTACTCTACCGATTGGTTCGGTGTTTAAATCGTGATTTAAAATAATAGGCTTTGGATATGGCTCAACCCAAGATTGGAGTGCTTTTTCTAACTCTAAAGCTGAGTAGTTATTATAGTTAGAAGTTAGTCCGTTCGTGAATTGCGGCTACTTCTATAATCAAACCATGACTAGAGCTAAAAGACTCAGAAAAGTCATAATCTAGCTTGCTAAAGTCAGGCAGTTGTACCGTGAAGTTTTCAACAAAATCAAAAGCCATTTATGTCTCCATGACAGAATATTCTAAAGCTTGTGTTTATAGTAAATTGACTAATCATATATTAAACAATCTTATATAAGAATATCATACTTTAGATAAACTTTTCAAACTTTCCTCTTCTCGAGGATCACCTTTTTGAATTATTTCTTTCAACATAGCTCTACTCATTATATGAGGAGAGTAAATATATGAAGCACAGTAGAGATTAAAACCTTTTTCTGCGCAGTCAGCAGAAAAACCAAGATCTTCACCTTGAGTGTGCATTCTATAGTTTATGTTTTGATAGACTTCTCTAGACATCATTTTTGCAGCCATTATAACATCTGCTTTAAAATAGGTTCCTAATGGGAAGTTATCATCTCTGTGAGCTTTTCCTCCAGGATTTTCGTTCCACTTCATAACACTTGGATAGGATGTTCCTACTGGAGTCATGTACATTAAAGTATTAACTGCGTCAGCTCCATCTTTAACATGTGCTATTAATAGCTCTATAGTTGATGGATTCTTAATTAAAATATCTGAGTCAAGACTAAAGAAATAATCTGGATTATATTCTCTAACTTTTTCTAAAAGAACATTTCTTAAATTAACCATGTTCTCATATTTAGAAAGAGTCCATTGTCTTGTACCTTCTTTATGGGAAAAATGATTAACATTTTCCGGATAAAGAATATCAAAAACTTTTACTTCTGGATGATGTTCTTTCCATCTTTGGAGATGAGATATTGTAGCTTCATCATCTTTTGATGCAACGAAGACAAAACCTATATCTGAAAGAGATACAGACTGTGCTTGTATGCAAGATATCCAGTATGGAAAAATCCAATCCCTATCGTAAATAGGGCATCCTATTATCAGTTTCATGTTATTCGGAAACAGTTTCCTTAACTTTAGCCTTTGGGGCTGGCTTCACTTCTTCTTCTGCATCTTGTGCAACTTCTTGCTTCACTGGAGGCTTAACCTCTTCGGTGGTAACATTCGAGTTTTCAAGTGCTTCAATCTTTTCAGCAAATACTTCAATAATATCAACTAAGATAGACATAGCCAAACGAGCTTGACCATTATCTACTGCTGTGTAAAATGCTTCTAGTGCGTCTTCGCCATATCTAGAGCTCTTTGCTATTTCGGATGGGATTATCATTACGAACCTTTCTTAACTTCATCTTGTTCTATAACATTATACTCTTCTTTTAGAGCATTTTCAATAACTGGTAACCATGACAAATCAGATCTTCTAATATCTGGTGAGGTTTTTCTTCCTTGTTGATTTGCGGGTCTAATTATATTTCCTGGACCTTTTCTACTTGAAGGAAGATTTCTTTGACCCTTTTTTGCGGGCTCTTGTTTATCGGTATTATCTACACCTTGTGTGGGTTGAGATTGTTGCTGATTTTTAGCCGTTATTTTAGCTTGATTAGCGGCAATATCCATTTGTATCTCTGCTTGAATTCCTTGATACAATTCTTCTTTATCGTATTCTGGATCTATACCTAGCTCCATTCTTAATTCTGGCAGAGTAATAGCTGAGTTAGTAAACTTCTGAACTAGATGTGTTTCTTTTTTAACTTGGGTGTCAACATCAATTTCGTTAAATTTAAAGAAACATCTATCAGATACGCCTTCTTCTGCTGGATTTGCAATTGGATCAAAGCCGCCTTCAAAAAGAAGTTCATTAAATACATGAACTCTAATCATCTCAGCTAAATGCTTTTGGAACTGCTTAACCTTGTCATACAAAGCAGTATCAAGCCTATCTGTCATTGATCTATTTCCGCCACCCATCATCATGCCAAGATGATGTGGAGCAACGCCGAGACCAATTGCTACTCTTTCTTTAAAGTGATTTAAGTACTCGCTTGCATCTAATGCACTGTTGTTTGCGCCAATAACTTCAACATCATGTCTAAAAGGCAATATTAAACCACCTTCAGATCTCATGTTTTCAATCTGGGCAGCTGCGTCATCTATCTCTTCTGGTTCTGCTGGCTGCTCTGCGGTTCCAATCTTGTATTTATAAAGAGGAAACAATTCTCTATGAACAAGGTTTTGAATATCCTCTTCCAACTGTCTAAGGGCAACGACATCATCTAAAACAGAACTAAAAAATGGAGTACCAAATGCGCGACCTGTTTTTCTATCAAAGTGCAAATGAATAACTCTGTCCGCGGACCAAACTGGATCTCTGTCTGTTGGTGCATAAGTCAATGGGTCAGTTTGCTGTTGGTAAGACTTTGGTCTATTGAACTTATCTCGTAATATTCTTACTTGTTCAGTAGGAATTAAATAATATCCAATTACAGGTTGAGTTGCATTAACTGGAGTGAGGGCTGAAGGAAAATAATCCGACATGTCACCTCTTGCCTTGACAATAAAGACATTAGAAAACTTTACTAAATGATCTGCGACTTCCATTAAGAAATCTACAAATGGCCTTTTCATTGCCATTTCCATAAAATCTATTCTTTGGTAAAGATATGCTACTGCATCTGGATTTTCTCCAGTAATTTTCCAGCCTTCTTTCCAAAAGAGTTCTTTATATTTTAAACTAGCTTGCTTTACATATGAGTCAGTATCAACAGCTTGAATAATTCTGTCAAAGTCATATGGAGAAGGTTCAAAGTTGCTTCTTCCAGTATAAAAGAAATTAGTTCCCTGATAACCTAGGGCTAGAGCAGCGGGTTTTAAGGCCTTAGATAAGTTTTTAATTTGCTCAGGCTCAATTGCCTTGGCAAAAAAGCTTGCTGAACCATTTTGGTTAAATGGTAAATATTGTCTAACGGCCATTAAAACTCCCTACTTTATAAAAGTAATAGTAGTATAAAAAATAAAATTAGCTAGCAGCTGCTGCGTCAAAGGCTTTTTTCAAAATTAAAGCTTTGACTGACTCAAGCCAAAAAACTGTTTCAGCTTCGTTGAAATCGCTCTTGTAACTTAAATTTTGATCGCTAATCAGAATAGTAACAGTAAACTCTTTTTTCTGCTCTACTACTTCTTCACCAGCTATCTCTTGAGTTGCTTCTTCTGACATTATTTTTCCTTTACTTCTTCTTTTGACATTTCTTGAATCTGAATAGTCAGATGCTTAATGGTTGCATCTTTTAAGACATTTTCAGTTGTTAACTGTGTTAATCTTTCTTGGAAAGATTGAATAATTAAATTGACATCTATATTTTGTTCACTCATATTCACATTATACCATTCTTGATTCTAATTCGTCTATTTTTGATGACAGTTCTTGAACCGCTTTAATTAAAAGTGGTATTGCACCCATTTCTCGCCATGAAACAGGAACGTATTTTTCAAATTTAACAAGCTCTTCTTGATCTACAACTTCTTTACCGTCTTCATTTGTCTTCATCGGATAACCACCAGGATAGCCATAAGTTGCTAACTCTGGAAGATCTTCTGCTACCTCTTCCGCTATCAAACCAAAATGTCTATCTAAAGACTTAAGTTGAAGACCAAGTTCATCTTCCCAGCCTTCTGGTTTTTCGACAAAAGAAACAGGTCTTAATCTTAGAAGTTTATCTAAGGCACTTGATATTGGTTGAATATCATCTTTTAGGTTCCTCATAGAGCCCTGTGCTCTTATGACTTGAAATCCTCCGCCGTCTACAATTCTTGCGGTAATAGTGGTGCTTGTAGTGGTGGAAAAGTTGCCATCAGAACGATAACCTCTATTGGCACCTATGGAAATAGAGTCTGCTGCATATATAGTTCCTCCCATATACGAAACGCCATCTACATCCAGTTCTCCCGGAACATAAAAACTCTTTCCGTTATATACTCTAACCCAAGTATTATCTTCCATAAAGATACCGCCACCATAAGTTTGGTTATACCAACCTGTAACCCCAGAAGACCTAAACCATCCATTGCATGATACTGAACCGTTGTCGGTTATGCCTGTGGCTCCAACATCTATAAATGCATTATTTCCATTGTTTCCTCCAGAAATAAAAATTCCATAATTAGGAGATCCAGGTTTAAAAAAACCTATGTTTTGAAATGTAATTTGAGTGTTTGCAGCATCTGCTCCAGGATCTGAGCCAATCTTAACGTTAAAGAATCCACCATACATTCTTGTTACCCCATTGGTAACCCCATCTGTTCCGTAAACGGTAAAGTCTCCGTCGGAAGTAATTGTAGCTTTGTTGTTTGATGCAGTGCCTATTTCAAATAATCCGTTTGAATTTAATGTAACTAGATTATTTGAAGATCTAATAAAAGTGGAATTTATATTCCATCCACCTATGGATCCTGTAGATG